TTTGATCTACAAAATTATGATTGAATGACGATAAAGTATTTGTAAACATGCCAAACAAAGGTATAGTTCCATTAAAAAATGTTGTTCCACCTATTGTTGTAAGATTATAAGTCAGGGAATCTGTATCCACGCCGCCATCGGAGATGCTAAGAAAACTCGTAATCTGATTTGGAGATAATGTTTGCCATACTTGACTTCCAATTAATACTTCTACCTTTGAAATTAAATTAAACACATAATTACTTGAATTCAGAGGTTGTTGTACGCTGGTAGTTCTTGCAGAAAATTGTAAAAACATTTCTCCGATTACATCAACATCATTTCCAATTGTAAAAGTTGTTACAGTATTATTTAAAGTATCCGATACTATACCGCCTGGTGTAATTTCTTTTAAAGCCATTCCAGTAATAAGCTGACGTGTTGTATCATTTTTATTCCAAATAGTAGACATGATTTCTCCTTCTCTTTTGGGTGAATCTACTACTGCAGTACCCTGTGTACCAGTTCCATTATAAGAAGCGAGCCCAGCAATGTTTCCAGACATTTATTATTATTAATAATACATTTTTATTTTTTTAAATAATTTTAATTAAAAATGTATTATTTTATTACTTTTTTGTATCGTTTACATTATTTAATTTAGTACATAGCAAGCGAAGCCGCGCCACCCTTGTACAAAGCAGTAGTCTCACCTACACATGTAACAGTTACGGCACATACACCATCTCCAGCGCCGTCAGTAGTTGGCTTAATACGAAGACGAATATTATCAAAGCGATTGAGTGGAACAGCTGATGCATCATATGCGTGCGAAGCTAGTGGGAAAATAAAAAAGCCAGATGCAAGCTGTCCAAGATTACGACCCTGTGTGAACATATTGCTGTATAGACCCATAGATTCTGCAGCGGAAGCAGTTAGGAACTGTCCAGGTAGAACACCCGATACAGATGTAGAGTTAAGAAGAAGTTCTGCCTCATGAACTGAGCCAATGCTGATTCTTCCACCGAGACCCTTACCTGCCAGCGGGATTGTAGGCGCCCATGGAATCTTATTTGGGTCGACATTATCATATGAAACGCTAAAATCAGGCTCTACACCCCCTACGCCATTATGAGTATCGTAACCTATATAAGTATTGGTTAGACCACTAATAGAAACTACTAAGTAAGATGCATATAGTGAAAAGTGATCTAGATCAATAGCAGATGATGTTTGAGACGCTTTCATGACCACCTGTGCCTGTGCATTCTGTGTCATCTTAATACGCTTTGGTAGACCTAGAGCCATATTCTTAAGCTGCTGGCGCTCAGCATTGCACATAATCTGCTGCTTAGCATAAAGCTTTACAGAAAAGCTAAAATCGGAAGATACAAAATTAGTCGTCTTACTGTAGATACCCGCTGGGATGCCGCTGGTGACTGGAACCAATACATCGGTTAGCGCCGCAGCGTATGTTAGACGAATCTTAACCTGTTGATGAGGAGCCGCGGCCATAAGATAACCATCTTCGGTCATTTCTGTGAACTTAGAAAGCATAGGCTGAAGAGTCTTATTTAGAAGTGGCAACTTAATAGAAGCCTGGAGAGTCTTACCTGGGTAGATACCTCTATTAGGATCTAAGGATGATTTTGGACCAGTTGACAAATGATTACCGTTACACTGGAAAGCTGCATTATGATAAGCACTTTCTGGTAGTTCTGTATTTAGTACATTAAGAAGATCATTTGCTTCCATAGTTTGCCAAATCTGAGTTCCAACCATAAACTCAATTCTAGAAATAAATCTAGCGAGACCCCAGGAAGTAAGATTAGCAATTGGAGGATAATCATCAGCATCGCTAGTGGTGCTTAATGCGCTAATAGAATTACTAAGTTCAACCTGTGCATAAATGTCTCCAAGACAATCAAGATCATTATTTACTGTGAAGATCTGATTACCATTAATTCCTACAGACTGACCGCCCGAAGTTGGAATCTCCTGGATGGACGAACCGAAAAGAAGGAAACGAGTGGTATCATTGCGATTCCAGAAGGCCGACTGAACATCGCCATCATCAGGGGTGTGCATCTTACAGATAGCGGCAGTACCCTGGGTACCAGATCCGTTGAAAGCAGCTAGAGCAGAAGTCATTTTTTTATTTAATATATACAAAAGAAAATAATTTTTAAATTAATTACGAAAATTAATTAATTTATTTATTTATTCTCAAAATAATTAATTGTGTTTTTTACGACGCAAAAGATGTTCCACCTCCTACAGTAGTCTGTACACGTGTTCCTACTCCAACTACTGATACTTTTGTAATAGGTGCCCATGAATATAAGTCATTAGTTATTGATTGAAGCGCCGAACCTTGTGCGTTATTATCATAACTTCCATCTGTTTGAGTAAAAGGACCGCGATGAATACCGTATCTACGATCTACATGTAGGATTACTTGCTTTGTTCCAACTCGAGCCATAGGAACACCCGCTGTACTAAATGGCATATCTGCCAATGGAACTACATAAATGGGAGCTCCTCCAGCAGATGTTAAACCAAACTCTTCACCAGTTTTTAATAGACTTTCAGCTGGAAGTCTACCAGTTGTGTCACTGCCTATTCTTACTTCTACGGAGTCTAACCAGTTATCAAGAACTCCTCTAATACTACAACCAAATGGGCCTATACATTTTGATTTACTTCCAAGAGAATAACCAGTAAATGATAAACTTTCTCCAGAGATAAATGGTACTAGATCTCCATCTGATGTAGGAGCTAATGTGGGTTTTATACTAGAGTAGTCAATAAGAGGATCCCAAGATGCACCAGGTTGATGAGTACTGCTTGCTATTTCCCATGATATTTCTAGAGGAGGAACAGAAACTGAACCATCTGTATTATGCACAGATGCAAATCCTGCAATAAGCAAATGAGATGCGATTATATCAAAATTATTTAAATCAACTGTTATAGGAACTGTTTCTTTATTTGTATAACTAACAATTGTTCCGAGATATGACGTACTAGTAGCATCATAAGAATGTAAGAATAGATCCTTATATTGTTTATATTCTACATTTGTTTGTGCAGATATAAAAGAAATGCCATTTCTAGGAGTGGCACTCGTTTCTGGTGCAATAACTTCTCCAGCATTGATTTGTCTGGATACTGACTGAGATGCTGTTACAATTCTATTAATTATATTCTTTTGTACAAAGTCTGCTTCTGTTTTCGTAAATGTATGAGATCTTACGGTTAGCCAACTTTTATATGTATTTACAAAGTTTTTTCCGGGTAAATCGATTGGAAATCCAGTAGTAGTATCAACCGCGCAATCTAGATCTCTAATTAGACTATAAATCCCTCTTGCATGTTGAGGTATAGCGCTTCCTGGAACTCGCGAATACTGTTTTGAACCGGTTGTGCCGCTTGGAAATGCCGCATTATAAAATACTACCATTGTAATACTATTTGATACTGCACCAGCCTGTAAGAAACATTTATGCATATCATTACTTCTTCCCATAAAAGGAATAGAAAGGCTCCATGTGTATCTAGTTCCATCTCTTACTAACATTATATTGTTTCCACGGGGTACATTACTCATAGAAAGTAATTCATTATTAATAAATCTTTCAGCAACACTGGATGATCCTGACGCAGATGCACCTGTACTAAAATGAGGTTGGGGATTAAATGAATCTTTATTTACAGCTGTAACACCGCTGGATAACCAATCATCTAAACTGCAAGTTGCCTGTTCAGTTAAGTTTCTCATAAATATTTCTTCTGGAAGAATAGTTTGAACTGTTAATCCTCCTACACGAAACTCTATTTTATTAATCATAGACAGTAAAAAATCTTTAGTAACTGTTGACACAACTGGAGGATGTTTATCTGATGTACTAACACCCACTGCGGTACTCGTAGCATATGCTGATGTCCAAGCAGTTGTTTTTGCAGACATATCAAGAGACATAGACAATGTTATATCACTAATAGCATCTACGTCCGATTCTAAATAAAAGATGTCCTGATTTGAGGTAGAAGATGGAGATCCAGTAGTAGGAAGACTTGTTAAAGAACCTCTTACAAATGTCTCACCACTTCCGTGTATGTATTCTGTCTGACACTGTGTTAAAAACTGCGATTCGATAAGCTTTTCATCATCTGGGGCATTTGCTCTACAAATTGATTGAGCACCAGTAGAATTGAAAGCTCTTGGTGTAACAGTACTTATACCCATTGTTTAATATTATTTAATATAAATATATTTTTTTTTAAACGTTTAAAATATTAATTAA